AATGATGCAGGATACTTCTTTAATTTATGTTTCCACGTATTAACATTAATGTGATTAACTACTAATTCTAATTCTCGCTCATTTAATCTATCCACCATCCGCTGACCAGCATTAGTACCATAAATAATCCAAGGGCTAATACGTCCGGTGATGATAAAATGAGTTGCCATACTCGCGGATACTTTATCAAAAAATTCTGTCCAATGTTTCTTATTTTCATTGCTCCATTCCTCTGCTAGTAATATGACAGATTCTACTGCCCTCTTAGGATCTTCTTTTAATGAATATAATTTAATAAATTCTTCTAATACAAAGCTCTTTGGCCAATCTTTTATCTTGACGCCCTGAACCATAACAAATTTAATAAATTCTCGTTGTTGGTCGGTGGGTAATTTAAGTTCTGCAAGGTATTTGCCAAATGTATAAAATCCGTTATACTCAGGAGAATTAATAAATTTTTCTAGTGGGGGGATTTGGCCATTAATATTGCCAGGCATACATGTCTTATGAAATACACAAAATGTTTCAAAGGATATTCTACTTGGTAGCTCGTCTTTTACATTAAATCGATGTTTCTGCTGGCACATATGAACGGCAAGGGTGCGTTCACGTTTAAATGATTTTCTACAAAATTTACACTTAAAAAATTCGGTCGATTTCTTTATCTGTGAGTCCTTGTTGAGTAGCATAGTCTTTGAGTTCATCAATTGTATTTAATTCTATAAGGGTATCCAATTCACTATCTTTTAAGTTAAGAAATGCCTTTGCTAGCCAAGTTTTTATTTTAGGTTTTTCTTTACGCTTACCTGGCTTAAGCCAAGGATGGAATTGTTTTTTACCTATACCACATAATGACATAAGCAACCATTGTAATTCTTTATGTTTAGTTAAATCATTAAAATTGACATTTACTAAATCGTTAACCATTTCCAAATAATGATCTCTAAATATCGGGCTGTCGACGCTAGAAGCATATCGCATATAAAGCCACGAACTAAACTTTTTTTGTTGTTCGGCATCTAAACTATTATAAAACTTTTTATTCCGTTTGTCAATCGCTAAACAAACATCTTTTAGTGGAACGCTCATTTAAATCCATATTTGGTCAATCTTTAATACTTCTGGTACTTTATTTGTTTCTTTTAAAAAGAATGCACATGCCGGTTTTGGTTTATCTTCTAACGGTATTGTTAGGATATGCCCTGGTTTTAATTTTGGAAAAAACCATTTGGTTTCAGAAAAAATATTCTCTATTCCAATTGGTAAAAAACTAGGCATAATATCACTAAGTGGATTTAAACAAAATGCTTTAAAATTTCTATCATTTAATGTCATTAATGGCATTACTTCGGCATCACCGATATCGGGTTCACTAATAACTAAACTCCAATCTAACGGAATATTAAGTTTATGTGGACCTATTCTACATACAGCGGCCGGTGCGTTAAAGGATTCTAAAAATACCAAAGGCATAAAAATATAATCTGCGTCAGTTGGATCTGTATAATCTAATACCGAATAACGTATATCATCTATTTCCTCAGGTACTGAATCTAACTCATAAGGTAAATTATCTAATGTTAATATTTTCATATTGTAACTTTTTGAATTGAATAAGGATACTTAGCATCAGCATAAAACGTTTTACGCTTAGTTAAATGTCGTTTGCTAAACTTTGCCGAAGAAGTAATATCCCATACGTTTACAAAGTCTTTATCTTGGGCTTTGCGGATACCTCGACCTATTGATTGGATGACTCTAACAAAACTTTTACCTGGTTCGAGGAGGACCAAATTGAATATCCTAGGAATATTGATACCAACAGATGCAACCCCATAAGTAGCGATAATGACCTTGTTGTTAGAGTCTTGTACTTCATTATATTGTTCTCGTCTATCTGCCGACTTGACGGAACCTGATATAAAAACACTTTCGTCTCCTAGTCTTTCTTGTAGCATTTCTCCTGCTTTAATACGATCTACTAAAACAAGAGTATTGCCGTTTTTTACTATATTTTTGAATAATTCTGCAAGATAATCTAACCTATCCGAATTTGTTGTTAGGTAAGTAAGTTCGGATTGATAATTTGGATAAGCAACTGTATCTTGTACTTGTATAATATTTATTTCGCAATTAGCAAGAACTTCTTGCTCTTGTAAATCTGATGCACTTAATCTGTTTATTACATCGCCTAATGATACTTTTAAACTAGCATACTGCCACTCTTCTTTTGGTATGGTGCCAGTAAGCCCCCAACGTATAGGTATTGTAGCAAACGGTCCTGTTAATAATTTGCGAAGCACATCTGCTTTGGCCATATGTACCTCATCTACCATAATACAAACTACATCTTCAGCAAATGTTTTAATGCTTATATCAATTTCGCCATCTTTAAATCGTTTGTCCATTGAGTTAAGACTCTGCCAGGTGCATATTGTATGGGTCTTACCGAAATCCTTTCTATCCCCAAAATATACCCCGACATCGAGTCCTAAATTCTTGTAATCGTCTTCTGTTTGTGTAACAAGGTCTTTATTAGGTACAATGACTATGCTACGCCCATATTGTTCTATAGAGTGACTTAAAGTAGCCGTAATTAGCGTTTTACCCGCCCCTGTAGCAATCTCCTGCAAGCATTGGGGTTCTGCTAAAAATCGATTTATAATGTCAACTTGATAGTCTCTAAGTACAATATTTTGCCCTTTATGAGTATGTCCTTTAGGCCATGTTAATTTATCATGTATTGTATTTGTAACTATATTAAAATCAAATATTTGATTCTTTCGATTATCTTTGAGTTTAATGTCATATTTTTCATTTAATATAGGAATAATCTCATCCAATAAATTAAGAAAAGTAACTCCGCCCATACTAAAGAAAGAAACACACCCGTCCCATCGTCCTAATTTATAAGCAGGTACGTGGAACGCATGAGGTAAAAAATATTTAAACTTTTTTTCTAATTGTCGTCTTGTAATTAGATCAAGATTGTGTATCTTTACATTTACTTCATCTTTTATTTCTATTATACATTCTGGCATTAGGTCATAAAAAAAGGAGTTCAAAGAACTCCTTTTTAATTAAGGGTTAATAAAAGTTACTTACGTTTTATACAAGTATTTTCTGCAAGCCTTGCCCAACGTGTAGGGGACATCTTCTTAAGATCTGCAATCTTAGTTACCATTCTCAAGCTCACTTCACGCAACTTATCTTTATTCTCTTCCATATAACTAACAAGTCCAGCAACTTCATCTTTACTAAAATTATACTTTTCAAGCATTCCGTCTCCGACAATTTGTTTTACACGGAGCATCTTGTCACGCATTGTGTCAAGTGTTAAGTCTAAGTAATGACATCTTGAAAGGATTGCATCTAAGTGATCTTTAATCTTACCTTTAGCATTATCAAATTTAAGGTTAGTAATAAAAATTACTGATCCACAAAATTCAAATTTCTCTGGAACACCTTCTCTGCGTAATGCTGTACTTTCTGTATTCCAACTAATCATTCGCTTTGCACTAGAATCAAGTGCCGCTTTAAGCAAGTTCAAACTAACTTCATCCCAAAGAATGCTGTCACAATCATCAAGTACCAAAACACTACCTGGATCAGCGTACCTGTAAAGTAACTGGTATAAACCAATTGCACTTGCCGCACCTTTTTCAGTTCCATACTTGAGTGGCTTATCGGCAAGTTTATCAAACATACTGTTCTTCTCAATGACCTTTTCAACTCCGTAACTTTTACCAACTCCTGGAGGTCCTGTTACAACCATTCCTCGTACAACACCATCAATTGAGCCTTGTGTCATTTCGTCTAAAATCTCAAAACGTTCGCGGATTTCGTTCAATCTCTCTTCATCAGTAGCTTCTTTTTTGGCTGGTGTCTTATCAACAAGTATCGGACTTGTAACTGGTTCTTCACCAAAGGCAAAGTCTGACTGGGTTATTTCGTAATCATTCTTACTAACAAGTTTAATACGAATTTCCCGGTCTGGGTAACCTCGAACTTCTGTACCATCTACTGTAATAAAGCCTCCGTTTTTGCCTACTGCAAAACCTTTTACTAATGGAAAAACTTCATTTGCTACTTCTTTTCCACCGTAGTTTCCGGAATGTACCTTTACATTTACTAGCATGGCGTATCCTTGCTTTGGGTTAATGTTTGTTTTCTTATTCATCATACTACTATTATACGGCCTTGCACCCAAAAGGTCAACCTTTTTCTTCATTTTCTGGCAGTTTCTTTCTGTTTTTCTTCATTTCTTCTACCATTTTGATAAGATCTTCAGAGTTTTCTTTCTCTTTTCTAATTCTTTCTTCTTCTCTTATCTCAGGTAGGCGTTCACTATACCACCAATCTTCAGTACTACCCATTATAGACCAATATCCTCCAATCCTGCTACTCGCAGTTTAACTATATTATTAATTTGAAATTGTTTTGCATCTAGTGCTTTTATAAGGCCATGAAACCTATTTCGCAGTAATGCAAACTCATTAATTAGATGTTGAAAATCGGCTATGTCGTCTTCTCCATCTATATATTTTTCAGCATCTCTAGAACTTAATGCTTTGTTATAATGTTCTGTGAATTTTCTAAAAACGAAGGATCGTTTTTTACGAAGCTCTATATTAAGGTGTTCTAATATTGCTTCTAGTTCTTGTAATTGATTAAACCTATGCTCAACAATACCTGGCATTTCTCTAGATAACTTTTCTAAGTTACCTTTCATGCCACACTCCACTCTTGCTTCATCGAGTATGACTTCATATGCCGATATGCAATTAACAAGTTCACCTAAGTCTTCTTGTATTTTTCTATACCATGTACTCATCAGTAATCGTATGTTTCGGGATCTTCGCCATCTAAATACTCTTCATCTCTTTCTTCTTCTTCTTCATAATACATGTTTTTTAATACGTCGTCCATTGTTCCGTCGTATCCTTTTAACTCTCGTACATTATCTTCAATTACAAAACCGTTATTATCAAATTTTTCAAATAATTCTTCGCATAATATTTCATGATCTTTATTCGAAGAATATGATTTTACTACATCCCATAAATCGTGAATCAAATGGACTTCCTGTTCACTCATTTTCATCGATTACCTCCTCTGGTACCACATCATCGTTATTTACCAGAGGAGCATCGTTTTCGTTAAAGTCGTCTATAACTTTTTGTAAGTTTTCTTGGTTCCATCCCTTGCGGAATTCTTTTATTTCTTCGCCTTTTCTAGTTGTGTATTTTAGTTTATTTCCTTCTTTAACTATTACACCTGCTTTTTCAAATAAGTCTAAACAACCACTATATGGATCCATTCCGGTATCATACGGTATTTTAATTTGGACACTTTCAAATGGTTTTGCAAAACGTGTTTTCATTACCTTGCAAGCCGAACGGATACCACGAACATCTGTTATTTTATTACCTGCCTCATCTTCTTTAAGTTTAAGTTTTCGCATTGCAACGACAATAGATGAAGCATATATAAATCCTTGGCCTCCGCTAATTTTATCGTCTGGATCAAACATGTCTTGTGAAGCATAGGTGTGATTACAGGCAACAATTCCTACTGGATTTCCTGCAATTAAATTAACAGAATTTCGTACCAATGAGGTAAGTGCCTTAGGTTTACGACCCATATCACCTTTCATATCTCCTTTTTCAAATTGGTCTTTATCAGTTGGAGTAAGTAGCATACCTAACGAATCAACAACAAACAATACTTTTTGTCGTTCTTCATACGGTACATCTTCGTATTGTTCACGGTAGCCTTTCATAAATTCGCTTATAAATTTTGCAACTTCATCTACCATTGCTACGCCGAATTTCAAAAGTTTATCCTCTGACACATCTACATCTAATGCAGATAACCAATCAGAATCAAGGGCATTTTCTGAATCTAATATAATAGGGAGGATGCCTTGC